AGAGTAAAGTATCCTATTGATATAGTAGAAACTCCTATAACAGTTAATGAAATCAAAGAAGTTATCCATAATTATATGGAAGAACACGTGGTCAATGGTAAATACACAAAGACTATTATAACTCTTGATCACTCATTGCTAGTTAAAAAAGCTTCTTACGAAAAAGATAAGTATGATACTTTATACAACTTGGGAGAAGCTATTACAGACCTAAAGCGTAAATACCCTATTATATTCATAATCCTAACTCAGCTAAACAGAAATATAGATAATCCAGAAAGAAATGAAGATGGTAAGTATGGTAATTACATACTTGAATCTGACATATTTGGTGCTGATGCTTTGTTACAACACGCTGATACTGTGGTAGGTTTGAATAGACCAGGTAAGCAAAAGATTAGATTCTATGGACCAGATAGATATATGATTGAAGATGACAAAGTTCTCGTATTGCACTTTCTAAAATGCAGAAATGGTGATGCTAGGATGAGTTTCTTTAAAGCTGAGTTTCATAGAATGACTATTGTTGAGATGGAAACCCCGCCTCAACAAGAAAGAAGAGTAAAAATATAGTAACATGATAGAAACAAAAGTAGAAAAACCAGAAGATCGTAGATCAAGAACTGCAGAGCTTAGGAAAGCTCATCAGGAGTATTTTGATAAAGCAGGTATCAACGGTGCTAAATTTGTACCAAAACTCGCTTACAAACCTCCTGGAAAAGAAGAATTATTTGTAGGTTTCTTTTCTAATGAATTAAGAGGGGGAGAAGATGTTTATACAGAATTTACTGGTAGAAATCTAGAGATTGAAGATCCCGAAAGAAACTTATACAAATGGAGATTTAATCCTCATTGGGAAGAAGAATATGAAAAAACAGAACCTGGTCCAACAGGATCTTTTAGATATCTTGTCCCTGTTGCTGAATTGATTAAGATTCAAAAGAATCAAAAAGTAGAAGAAAAGAAACCAGCAATACAAACTAATATGAATTTTGATCTCATGGACCCAGATACTGATGCTCCATTTGATCAACTTACTATTAGAGATCTTGCAGCTATTCTTCTTAAGAAGCCTGTAAGTAATAAAGATTGGTTAAACAAACTAATACAAGATAAGTAATGGCTCAAAGTATTTTAGTAATTGCGGAATCAGGTAGCGGTAAATCAACAAGTATTGAAAACTTAAATCCTAAAGAGACTTTTGTTATCAATATTGCCAACAAACCTTTGCCTTTTAAGGGATGGAAAAGTAAATATGTAACTCTAAGTAAAGAGACTCCTGAAGGAAACCTTAGTAATACAGGCACACCACAGGGTATTATCAAAGCTTTAGAGCACGTTAATGCTTCTAGACCAGAAATCAAAAACATAGTAATAGATGATTGGCAATACATGTCTTCATTTGAGTATTTTGACAGAGCCACAGAAAAGGGTTATGATAAATTTACTCAGATAGCTTCAGGTCTTGCAGCAGTAGCAAAGAAACCTAAAGATCTTAGAGATGATCTTATGGTATTCTTTCTTACTCATGCAGAAGAATCTATTGATATGGATGGTAAAAGAAGAGTTAAAGCTAAGACAATAGGTAAAATGATTGACACCGCACTAACTCTTGAAGGTTTATTCTCTATTGTTCTATTTGGTAAAGTTAAAAAAGATAAAGATGGTAATATCCGCTATGTCTTTGAGACTCAGAACAATGGAGAAAATACTTGCAAATCTCCAAAAGGAATGTTTGAATCTTTTGAAATTCCCAATGATTTGCAGTATGTTCGCAATTCTATTCTCGAATATGAAAAGTAATCTAAACAAATAAACAAAAATCAAAATGAGTATTAGCACAAAGAATATCCCAACAGGGGGTACATCAGTTCCAAAAAATCTACAACCAGGTAACACAGTAGCAAAGATTAATGATATTAGTCTTGAGTCTTTTACATTTAAAGAAGGAGCTTATCATGTTATTCTTCATTTAGAAGGTGCAGATAGAGGTTCTGATTTTGAAGGATTCTTTATTAATAAAGACAGACCAGAATTAGGAAGATATAAAGGTCAAGTAGGTAGAGTTAAGTCTAGTGAATGGGCTTATGCTGATGGTGAAACTAAATCAGGTATTAAGATTAGCAGAGATACAGAAATCTTAAAGTTTATTTCTAATCTATGTAAAGAAGTTGAAACTGATTGGCTTGAGCAAGCAGATGGTAAGTATAATACTATTGAAGAGTTTGTAAAAGGTTTTAATCAAGATAAGCCTTTTAAAGATGTGTGGTTTAATTTCTGTCTTGCTGGTAAAGAATATCAGAATAAAGAAGGATATACTGCATATGATTTGTTCCTACCTAAGTATGTTAAAGGTGCTGTATCATTTGAAACTTGTGATAAAGCTACCAGCAAAATCATGAGATTCAATGAGGCTGAGCATATTAAGAGAAAGAAAGTAGAAACTGTAGCTGGGTTTGATACTTCAGCTCCTGCAGGATCTGCTGACTTTGAACTTTAATAAGCAATCTGTTTAATAATAGGGGAGAGTAATATCTCCCCTTTTTATTCTTGTTACTATGATAAGAACTAAATCCCTGGTTTCAGATTTAAAAGAAATACCTAAGACATGGGTATTTGAGTATTATCTAAACCTTGAAGAAAAATTATGTGGACAAGATGTAAAGATTAAATCTGTATTCAATCCTAATGAGAAGAATCCTAGTATGTGTATATACTATTCTCAAGTAAAAACTGATTATAGATATAAAGATTTTTCAACAGATAACCATGGCGACTCTATAAACCTTGTGCAAAAAATGTTTAATCTCTCTACAAGAGGTGAGACTGCGCACAAGATTATAGAGGATTATAACCAGTATGTTCTTAATAATGGAGAGGTTGTAATCAAAGAGTTTAAGAAACACTCTAAGTATAAAGTAACAGACTTTAAAACTAGAGCATGGAATAGCTTAGATCAAAAGTATTGGTCTAAGTATTATCTAGGAAGTAATCTACTAGAATCTTATAATGTATATCCTCTTGAGAACTATACAATGACTAAAGAAGAAGATGGAGAAGCAAAAGAACTATCTATTTCTGGTCAATATATCTATGGTTATTTCAAGAAAGATGGTACTTTATATAAGATCTATCAACCTAAGATTAAAGACAGTAAGTTTATTAAAGTCAGAGACTATATCCAGGGTATGGATCAACTTACTATGGACAAGGATTATTTGGTAATCTGTAGTTCTCTTAAAGACTTAATGACTTTTGCTAAGCTTGGGTTTAGAAATGCTGAAGCTATTGCTCCAGACAGTGAGAATACTCTTATTGCAGAGCACATAATAGAAGCATTCAAAAGAAAGTATAAGAATATCTGCACTCTCTTTGATAAAGATGAGGCAGGTGTAAGATCTATGAATAAGTATCAGGAAAGATATAATATACCTTATGTAATCCTAGATATGGAGAAAGATCTATCTGATTCTATAGAAGTGCATGGAGTAAATAAAGTAAGAGAAACTCTTATGCCTTTATTGTCTAATACACTAAAACCAAAAGAAAATGTCGTGGGTGTATAAAGGAATACTCTTTACTGATGAAATGATACCTGAAGGTGCTGTAGGGTTTGTGTATGAGATGACAGCTATCATTAAAGGTAAAGCGTATGGTTATATAGGTAAAAAGAACTTCTATTCTAATACTAAGAAAAATCTTAGCAAGAAGAATCTACCTACAGATAAACGCAAAAAGAAATATGTAAGAGTATCCAAAGCTTCTTACCATAACTACTATAGTAGTAATGAGGTGCTTAAGCAGGCACATAAAGATGGAATAAGAATCTCAAGAAGAATTCTTAAGATATGCTTTAGTAAAACAGAACTTACTTATCAAGAAGTAAAGCATCAGTTCCAGTATGCTGTACTTGAGTCAGATCAATGGCTCAATGGTAATATCTTAGGTAGGTTCTATAAACAAAAATAATATGGAAGAAACTAATCTTAATCTTGTAGCAGCTATGTTGCAGCTACAAGATCT